ACGAGCTCGTCTCGTCTTCCCAGTAGGTCTATTTTTTCATATATAACCCAAAGTAGGTAACTATGTTAACATTCAATCATTATAGAATCGATCCTAATTCATGGATTGATGATCTTCAAGCCCAAGTGCACATGAGGGAATTATTTCCTGAAATGTATATGGCTGAAGAAACTAAACCAAAGAATCTTATCAGTAAGATTTCTTATAAAGCAGGTTCTTTAACTGCTGGTACTAAAAACTTTTTTTCAAAAACAGAAACTAAAACAGCCACACTAATGGCTTATTGGGCTGCTGACTCACTAGTAGGTCTAATGCTTATGCTAACCACTACCAGCTCAATTGCTTTTGTTGTTGCTTTTGCTATGATTATTCTTCATACCTATGCTACCTTTAGCATTGTATCAGAAGTAACTAAATAGGTTTTAACTATATGTTAGAAATCCCTGATAACATTAGTAAATTTATTACTAATATGTCTTCTGAAATAGAAGCCATTAAACACACTTTTGTATCCACTACTGAAAAAGAGAAAGACAGCTTCAAACCATTTGCTGTATTCTTCTCTGATCCCGATACAAAATCTTTCGTTATAACATCTAGACCTATCTATGATGCTAACGATTATTATACAGCTGTATCAGAAATGTTATTTGCATACTCTGCTAATGACTCTGAAGCTGTATTATTTGCAGTTGACTCAAATAAAGAGATTAACGGCGTCACCCATGATTTACTTGAAGTATACATGGCTTGTAACGACTACTGCGCTATCTTTAGTTTTCCTTACTCATTAGATGATAATCTGAAATTCCATTGGAATGAAAATTTATTTGACACCCACAGTATGGAAACACTAGAAAAAGCTTATGATACAAGTGGACAATTCCACGCAAGCTTAGAAATATTCGAAGCTTTGTATCTCCATACTCATATGCGTATCCAGCATTTTGACATTGGAAAACTTAAATCTTTCTATGATGCTAATAATTTTAATTATGCGCATCTACTAGAGCACAGCTCTAAACAAACTACCCTAACCTTATAAACAGAAAACACACAAAGACACATGTTAACTTTAGAAAAAGAAAATGTGATTCTTTGGGAGGCAGAATCAATAATCAAGAATGTTGTTATAGTTGAAGAATCTATACTACATCAAATAGAAAAATATATGCAGGACGAAGCCTTCTATGGCGATCCTGATTTTTCTTATTATTAATATTAAGGTATAATATAAATATGACAATCATATTGCGACCATATCAAGAAGAAGCTCTTAACGCTATTTTAGAAAATTATTCTAAAGGCGTTTCTAGGCAGCTTGTTGTACTACCTACGGGCGCAGGTAAAACAGTCATATTCTCACACCTTCCAATTATTAAACCAGACGCATTACCCATGCTAGTTCTAGCTCATCGTAGCGAATTGTTGGATCAAGCCAGAAATAAAATTATGGCTTCTAATCCACATCTCAGCGTAGAAATAGAACAAGCAGAGCGTAAAGCTGGTCAGGTTGACGTAGTTGTGGCATCTGTTGCCACTCTAGGTCGAAACAATACCCCTCGTATAGAGGAATACCCCAAGGATTATTTTAAATCCATAGTTATAGACGAGGCTCATCATGCTGCTGCTCCTAGTTATAGAAGAATTATTGACTTTTTCTCTCCTGATTTTCTCTTGGGCGTTACTGCGACGCCGCAAAGATCGGATTCTACTAGGTTAATTGACGTATTCCAAGAAATCGTCTACTATAAATCTATCCAAGATCTCATTGGAGAAGGCTATCTCTGCCCACTTGTTGGCTACAGAGTTAAATCAAACATAGACATTTCTAATGTCGAAATCAGAAACGGTGAATATGCACAAGATCAACTTGAAGAAGCTATTGATACTCCTGAGCGTAACGCTCATATCGTCGCTAGCTACCTTGCTTTGGCTAGTAATGAAAAGGCCATTGTATTCGCATCCGGCGTCAAGCACGCCGAAAACTTGGCCCTATCCTTTATCCAAGCGTCGGTAACGACAGAAGTGATAGTTGGGACTACTCCTCGAGAAAAAAGAGAAGAGGTCCTTGCGAATTTTGCCAAGGGCAAGGTTTCGGTTATTGTAAATGTAGGCGTTTTAACTGAAGGGTTCGACGAACCATCAGTCCAAGCTATTATACTAGCTAAACCCACTCGTTCAACTCTATTGTATACACAAATTGTTGGACGTGGAACTCGCCTACATGAAAACAAAGTATCTTGCAAAATAATCGACATTGCAGACACCACAAGAGGAAAGAAGCCTATTGGCCTTCCTACTCTGTTGGGTCTTCCCCCAGAATTCGATTTAGAAGGACAGAGTCTAACAGACGTCGCTGAAAAGTTTAAAGAACTTGAAGACTTCTGCCCCGGTGAATCAGTTCGTGTTCTTAATCCACAAGACATTGAACTAGCATATACTAGAATTAACCTCTTTATGCCACCACCACCTAACCCAACTGTGTTAGAATATTCTAAACTAGTTTGGGCTGAAGTAGGCGAAGATGACTATTATCTTGGTGTTTCTAATGGTGAGTCTCTTAGGATACATGCTGACACATTAGGCAGATGGAATGTTACCCTTAAAGATTCTAATACTAAAGAAGTAAAAATTCTTGGCATTACTGAAACTATGAGAGAAGCATTCGCTCGCAGTGATCGCTGGGTTCAAAACCACAGAACTTCAGCTATGACCCTATTGGATTCATCCGCCACTTGGCGAGCAGATGGACCAACAGATTCTCAACAAAAACTTCTCAAAAGAATAGGTATACCCTTAACGTCAGACATGACTAAAGGTATGGCTAGTCAAATCATCTCTCGTTACTACGAGAATAATCCTAAGCCTAAATGGCTTCAAAATAAAATATCTCATAAAAATAAATGGTAATATGAAAAATAAAAAAGCATCAATGCTAATAACAGCTTTACTTTTGTTTTCTACACAAAGTAATCTAATCTTTAATTCTAACCCTGTTCAAGCTAAATCTATTTCTAGCGTTAAGAAACGGGCTTATAAGAATATAAAGCTTGAGAAACGTATTGTTAAGAAGAAATCAGTAACTGTTTATCGTAAATTCTTAGATACATCAGTTCCTTACATAGGCGCTGATACAGCACATGCTTCTTCTAACAAAGGCAAAGGCACTTACGTAGTATTGATTGACACTGGCATCAATGTCGACCATCCTATGCTCAAAGGTAAAGTGGCATTAGAAGCTTGCTTTACTCTATTCCGTTCATGCCCTAATGGCACCAACCAACAAACTGGAACAGGAGCAGCTGCACCTGTAGACTGGCATGGATCTCACGTATCCGCCATTATGGCTGGATCCTATCAACAGTATATAGGTGTTGCTCCAGAAGCTAAGATTATAGCTATTAATGTATTCGATAAAGATTTATCTTCATCTGAAACAGCTATAACTTTAGCCTTAAATTGGGTTAACTCTATATCTAAAGACTATAATATAGCTTCAGTTAATATGAGTCTAGGCACTAGTCGAATATATCAAGGTTATTGTGACACAGTCTCTCCTAAAATGACTACTGCTGTTAAGAATTTGTATGACAAAAATATAGCAGTAGTAGTTGCTGCTGGAAACTCTTATGCTTTAGGCATGAGTAGCCCAGCTTGCATTAGCTATGCAGTCAGCGTAGCAGCTATGACCTATGATGGCTACGTAACTAATTTTTCAAACCTATCTCAGACTACTACATTTGCTGCCCCCGGCTATCAAATTACTTCAGCTGGAGTTGGCACAACTATGCGATCAGCTTCAGGTACATCTATGGCTTCTCCTCATGTAGCTGGGTTATTTGCTATCTACAGGCAAATGTACCCAACTCATACATTACAGCAAGCCATTAACAGAATAAAAGCTAGCTCTAAAATAGCTACTGATTATTATTCTGACATTAAACTACCATCTATTAACATAGCTACGCTATCCAATATAGAAAATAGCCCGACTACTACAAGTAGTACAACTACTCTTCCTTGGATCAATCCTCCTACTACATCTACGCTTCCAGTCACTACCACTACTTTACCAGGAACAGTAGTCACTACAACTATTCCTTCAACTCCCGTAGTAACTACAACCACTACTACAGTTTCATCATCACCATTATTTAAACCAACTGTTGTAAAACTTCGTGCTTTAAAAACTAATTCTACTTATTTTTATTTAACTTATAATGATTCTAATGTTAATAAATCTTTAATAACAGGCTATACATTGTCTTGCAATGATGGTTCTCAATTTTCAATTCCTTTAGAATTAAATTACAACTCTCATGTATACAAGGTAATCTTTTCAGTTACTTTTAATACTTGTCAATTGTATGCTAATTTAATTAATGGCACAACTAGTGCCTTAAGCAATAAAGCCTACATGACTTATGGATAAGATTAAACCTTCTTATCTTTATAATGATAGAAACAAAAAATGTTCATCTTGTTTTGTTATTTCAAAACACGTTGAAAAATCTAAAAAATATGACATATTACTATGTATAGATTGTTTAAAGGATAAGATATTATCCGATACACAATCATCCAAAGACTAAGACAAAAATACTCTATTACACAGAAAGGAAATTTATGTCAATCTCTATTTCAATCGGATCAAATCCACAAGATATTGCAAATCTACAAAAAACTAAAGATATCATTTCCTTTGTTGTAAATCTTTTAAAATCCGAAGATCAAGAATTTATCTTCGCTAAAAGCAACTACACTACAAATGAAATGAAAAATCTAATCAAATGGTATGGAGACCTACTAGATATCCTGTATAATGCAGGTACTCCAGAAGAACTGTTCCCAGCTTAACTATTCTATTTCACTCACCCGAGTGGCGGAATGGCAGACGCAGGGGGCTTAAACCCCCCGGAGGGCAACCTCTTACCGGTTCAAGTCCGGTCTCGGGTACTACAAATATAGAAAAGGAAATAAAATGACCGAATTAACCCCACCACTTCCTAATATGGATTCACCTAGATCCACAAACGGAATAAAGCAAATGGGAATCATTATGATTCTTCTTGCAGCCGTAGCTTTGCTTATTGGCATTCTCATTGCATCACGCGATAACTCATCTGCTCCCCCAGCAACCAATGCTCCTGTTCCAGTGCAAACTTATGCTCCAGCTCCAGTTGTCAACAAGTATGAAGCTTATCTTAACCATGTTTACAATAACTCTGGTCAAGCTAATACAATTACTAAAGCTTCTCTTATTGAATATGGAGATACTATTTGTTCTGCCTTAGATAATGGTAGAACAATTCCTTATATCGTAGGTTATCTTTCAAATAGTTCTTCTGGCGAAACCGATGCTGCTTTGTATGCTTCAGTAATCTTTGGAGCAATTACATATATCTGTGATGAATACAAAGGTGATCTTAACCTTTATCTTTCTAACTCTAACTAATGAAAAAATTCATTAGTAATTTAATTCCAAAAATCAGACCATTTACTGATGGATTTGATTACGGTATTAAACATCACAAGACAATTGAAGATCATCACTTCTTCACTTATCCATATGGTTCAGATGAATATAAATTGTTCAAAAAACAAAATGATCTTTATCGTAAAGGCATACGTATAGCAAGAGTATATTCTCGCTATAGAAATGAAATTCTTTTACTTATATATGTATTATCGACAGCATTGATATTTTCACGCTGCGGTTGGTAAATACTTTCCCAGATAGCTCAGTTGGCAGAGCAGCGGACTGTTAATCCGCTTGTCGTAGGTTCGAGCCCTACTCTGGGAGCTATGACAAAATCTAAATATGACATGTCTCACCTACTAGGTAGACGTATAGAAATAATTACTTGCACCGATAGATACACTAATCTTGTTCCTGGCTCTCAGGGAACAGTAACTGCGGTAGATTCCAACGGAACTGTATTTGCAAAATGGGATACTGGCTCTATCTTAGGCCTTATCCCTGGCGTTGATACTTGGAAATATCTATGACCACTAAAATAGTATTGCTATTAAATACTATATTCGCATTGTTTATTCTAAGAATAATATACGATGCTTTTAAATATAAAGGATAAAATGTTACATTATATTCAATCACTTATTACTCGCTATTCTTTTAAACGTACTGCTAGACAGCGTTATAAAGCTTATAACAAAATACATCAAACTCCTTATGGAGTTCCCACTAGAAATGAAGGTTATTACGAATGAAAGATATATTAATTATATTAGTTATTGCAGGTGTTTTAACTTTTATAGTAGAAAAACTTTGGAAGCCATGACATATATTAAAATGCACGTAAAAAATAAACTGGACATTATTGCCCATGTTTTAACTCGCAACGGAATTACTGTTTGGTATGGTATACCAGAACAGATAGTAGCTGAGCTTAAAGCTAGTGGTTACAAGATTAAAAAACGTAAACATTTAAAAAAATATATTCCTAAAGATCAACCTAATCTTTGATACCATATACCCGCGCCTTTAGCTCAGTTGGTAGAGCAGTGGACTTTTAATCCATGTGTCCCGGGTTCGAGCCCCGGAGGGCGCACCATGACTTTTGTTAAAAAGAATCATAGAAAATGTTCTGCTTTAACTTCCACCAATACCCCATGCCTACGTATTGCTATTTCTTTTAGCTTATTCTGTAGAGTTCATCAAAAAACAAAGACATATGACAGAAGATAATGAACTAAACTTATTAAACGAACTTCACATCGGTGATATCGTAGGCGACACTAATCGTATTGTTATTGCTTGCACTAAAAAAGCAGATAGAATTCCTGATGACTCTTATGCACATTGGGTTACCATATGTCTTAAAGCTGAGGCTCATCATCCATATGTAGTATGGAATGTTATTGCTGGTCCCAAGGGATTTAGCTCCGTTGAAGGAGATTACTACTTTACTCTGGAAGAAGCTTTAATCCAATACAAAAAACGTGGAGGTCAAGCTTAATGAATAACTTAACTCTTACAAATATGATTGACCAGACTATCACCGATATCTCTGGTCAAAACTTTGTACCCACAGAAAAAATTATAGATCTATTATTAGATATTAGATTACACTTACTTATACAGGAAGAAGCAACACCCACTTATGAAAGTTAAACTTAACGTAGAAATTCATGCTGATATTCCAGGCGAATTTCAAGATGACGCAGATGCAGTTCAATTACTTCAAGAAGAAATAAACGAACGCTTTGAGATCAATTATGAATATGATAAAGGTGATCAGCCTTCAGTTATGTTCGAATCAGCTCAAATTAAGATTTACATCCCAGGGGCAGGTAAACTATAATGTGCTCAGGCTCAATAGAACAACACGATCTCGATCAATTGGAACAAGAATTAGAAGAAAAAAAAGCTGTAGATAATTATGTTAATAACTACAGAGTATCTTTTTCTACTTTTAGCTTATTAGTTCCATCTTTACGTGATTAATGCCATGCAGTGATGTGCAATCACTAAACATTTTGGGAGCTAACAGTCCCCATTGCTACGGGATCTTATTCGTTTACGACTAGCCCGTCCACAAAGTGGACATACCAATTCACCTTTTCCCCTAGACCAGGTGGCCACAACTGTCCTACGGGCCCTTAGCTCAGTCGGTTAGAGCATCGGACTCATAATCCGTGTGTCCTGGGTTCGAGCCCCAGAGGGCCCACTATGAACTTTATTATTTCATTTCTTGAACTCATTGTTATTTTATTAAATACAACAGTCTTGTTTAGATTTTTATTTATATCATTAGCAATGACTCTATACCTATACTCAGTCAAAACTATACGAACACAAAAGGAATACTTTAATGACTAATGTTACTTATTATCGTGTTGCAGGAGATCATAATGCTTATGCTCCTGACAGTGTTCATAGGCAATGCATCCATTGTGAAGATGAAACCTTTTTTTAATGACTAAACAACAGTACAACAAATGGCAAGTTCGTGGACTTTACATTCAAGATGTATTCCCTCATCTTGATAAAGATATTAGAGAATGGATGATCTCGGGAACTCATCCAGCTTGTTGGAACCAAGTCTTTGGCGAAGAAGAGGATTATTATTAACCATGCCCTATATTAAACCAGAATTACGATCTGAGATAAAACTTATTCCTCAAGCTATAACTAATGCTGGAGAATTAAACTATTACATCTCTTATCTTATTGATCATTTTATCAACAACAAAGGCAAGTCTTATTCTAGCATTAACGAAGTTATTGGAGCTCTAGAATGTGCTAAATTAGAACTCTATCGCCGCATAGCTGTTCCCTATGAAGATATCAAGATCCAAGAAAACGGAGACGTTTATACCGTATGAGTAATAGAGTCAACGTTACTGCTCATGTATATAAGCCATCTACTGTTTATCATCCTAATAGTTCTAGACAATGTGCCCATGCAGATTGTACTACTCGTCTTTCGATGTATAACTCTACAGAATATTGCTGCACTCATGAACGTCAATATCGCAATCTATATGTATATAAGGATTAATTATGGGAATGGATGTTTACGGCGTTAAGCCTAAAAACGAAGCCGGAGAATACTTTCGCTCTAATGTTTGGTTCTGGCACCCTTTATGGGATTGCCTAGAGAACCTGCATCCAACACTATGTGAGAAATGCGAATCTCCTCACGATAACTCAGGCTCTGGCCTTAATGCTAGAGACTCTTTAGCTTTATCTAAGCTTTTAAAAAAAGATTTAGATTCAGGTGTTATCGAGGAATATATTAAAAAATATGATGAAGCTGTTGCTTTAGTTCCTCTTGATGATTGCAAATTTTGCGACAACAAGGGAACTCGAGACTGGCCTTCTGATGATGGCACAGTTCTCACTAAGCAATGTAACGCTTGTGCTGGAACTCTTAAAGTTCCTAACTTTGCTACTCATTACCATATGAGTTTAGATCTTATGAAAGAATTTCAAGTCTTTCTTGAAAACTGTGGTGGATTTACAATTTGTTAATCAAACCAAAGAATCCTCCTGCTTCTCCCCCTCTTCCCATCAGAGAGAGAATACTTGCCAAATACCATAATGATCTCACTATGATGGATCACATAGATGCCTTTGTTCTATACGAAGCAGCTATGCATAAAATATATGTTAAGGTTAACCCCTGGCTTGCCAGAAATAAATACGGCAAACCTTCAAGAACTAGAACTCGAAAAGATTTTGAGCCTAAAGAGGAAGCTTATGATTAGCTTCCTTTAGCCAAACAGATTTATAGCAGCTAGTAAATTCAAACTTACTACGTGGTAAAACACAGAAATAAGCCGATTGAATTGCTAACGAAAAGTAATGACACTAGTGGCCCCATATTGCCCCATTGCCTGCTATAATTGTTTTGCAACTTATTTAAAGGATTATCATGATTTCTAAACCTGAATTAACACAACAAATTAAATCTATTATTTCAGAAACATTATCTATTCCTATAGAAAAGATAGAATATAGTTCTCGTCTAGGTAAAGACTTAGAAATGGATTCTATGGACCTACTCGATGTAGTTGCTGGTATACAAGATTTTTATGATATTACTATTCAAGATCACGAACTTGAGTATATGATATTCTTTTCAGGCGTTTGCGATATTGTTGAATATCATTTAGCTAAAAAATAATTATGCCTGCCCCATTATTAATTTATCGAATACCCACCCTACTTCTCGTTTTCACGAGCTAGTAGCTCAGTTGGTAAGAGCATCATTCTTATAAAATGAAGGTCCGGGGTTCAATCCCCCGTTAGCTCACAATTAAAATTTATTAGGAGAAATCATGATCGACATAGATCAACTCTATCAAAATGAAATTGATTTATTAAATGATAGAATTTCTACTTTTACAGAATTCTCATTTAATATAAACAATCTATTTAAACAAACTCAAGGCGTTCGGAATTCTTTAGATCTAGCTCAAGAGTATGTTAATGGCAAAGATTACATAAACGGCTATAAGTCTCTTCTTCATTCTATTTCTTTATTAGTAAATATTAATGAAGATATACTATCTCAATATTCTCAAATGTCTATAATCCTAAAGGATTCTAATGGCTCGCAAATTTAAAGTTAAAGGTCTTAAAAATCTTTCTGATGTTGTTCTTTCTCAAGTATCTTGGAAAGACAAAGCACATTGTAAGACCAAAGAAGTTTCTATATTCTTTGGCAACCCTAAATCTAATGAAACTAATCTAGCTGTTTCTATTTGCAAGTCCTGCTCTGTTAGACAGGACTGTTTCTATGAGGCTATCCAATATGGATATGACGGTGTTTGGGGCGGTTCTACCGCTGAACAACGACAGTCTATTATAGATGTAGTTATGGAATCTAACATAACTAATCTGACAAAAGAAACATCTAATATTCTACTTTCTTATGTAGACATGATAGGTAAAACCAAAAATTCAGCAACAGCTGATCTTATAAACATCAAATTATCTGAATTGGATCCAAATGTCTAATAATATTTACAACACTAATGACGATGATATCTTCGATGATTACCAAGAACCTTCTACTTCAACTGATCCACTCCTTGAAGCTCCTCTTGTTAATGAAGATAAATCATTTGAAAAAGTTTTCTCAGATTTAAATTCTCCATTTGAATCACTCATTCAAAATTCTTCACTCAAAGTAAACTTTGGCGAAGCTTTCTACAACGCTGCTCATGAGTGGATTATGCAAGGCTATCGTGAAGCTGGCGATATATCTATTATAGATTCACTTGTTAAAATGAGCGATGGTAAATATCTTTACGAACACCGTCTCAATTGCTCCCGGCAAACTTTAGCTCGTAAAAAAACTGTACTTAAATTTTTGTCTATTCTCCTAGACAACACAGATGAATCTAATACTATTGTTTCTAATAATACGCATCATGATTTTAATTTCTCTGAAGCTTACTTTAGTATGTTCTTTCGTAGCTTTTACAATATACAGCTACATACTTTTCATCATGAAACCGCTTTGTATAAAGCTTTGTGTGAAATACTAGAAGTAGAACCAGATCACGATCTTTGTGATCCAAATGTAGAAACTGTTGCTATTACTAGCACTACAGACTACATTAATACTTTGTATATGCAATACTTCGACAGAGATTCCCTACAGCAGAAAATTGATAAGTATCTTGAAGAAATTTCCTTTAATAAAAATCAAGCCTAAAACAGCTCAACTACTCTTGACAATAGGTAGTGCAGCTGGTTTAGCAGCTATCAATTACACGATTATACATAATCCTATTGTATTCGTATTTGTTATGTCTTTATTCTTACATGAATTTGGACATTACTTTATTGCCAGGAAGTATGGCGCTAACGCCGACCTTCCCTACTTCATTCCTTTATTCCCATTGAATATTGGAATAACAAGAATTAGAAATTTAAAACCCAAACATATTCCAGCTGTTTCTATAGCTGGTCCAATGTTTGCTTCTATGTTTTTAATATTCTTTATAATGTTTAATTCTATTTATAGATTATTTGCATTTATGCCATTATTTTTAATTTTAGCTTTTGAAATTATATTGAACTATTTTGGTTCTGATGGAAAAAAATATCGTAAATATAATTTACAAACAGTCTAGTTCAAACACAACCCTACAAGTATAGATTATTTCTACGCTTGTCAACCATAAATCCTTATATAGGAACTAAGTGAGTAAACAATGAACACAGGCATAAAAAACTACCAAGATAAAATACAATCTTATTTAAACGATTGTTATTTTGACATTGGCTCAACTCCTACTGGTAACATTCCTTTTATTCTAGATGAAGCTCATCTAGCTAAAATGCTAACCAGAATAGTGGTGAGTGCAGCCACTGTTTTAACTACTACATTATCCCTTAAGCAATACTCTAAAGAGATGATCAAACACTATAGAAAGACTAAACTATGAGTTCTTACCCAGAAAAAATTCCAGATGGAATTGGATCTATAAATGCTTTCCCATTTTCCTTTACCGCAGGCAAAGACGTTAAGCGTGAGTTAGAATTTCAAGTTGATCAAATCAATTCTCGCATAGAGAAGATTGTTGAACACTTTGTGTATAACGATATTCCTATAGTTCATTATATTCTCAAGGCTTCCAACCAAAAGAATGATCTTAAAAAGCTGGCTAAAGCTATTGACAGACTTGCTGATCTTGTCCAAATACAAGAAAACCTTTCTTCTCGCCTTAACATAGTTAAGGTTCTCGAGACTGACTCAGCTTGGTTTGCTTCAACTTTTTCTGACTATTCTTCTGAATTAGATCAAGACTTAATTAATATCATTAATCACCAGTAGGAACTATGACTGTCAATTATTCAATTATTCAATCAGACGAAGGTGCTATAGCAGTACAATCTACTGTTCAGTCCTTTAATCTAGACCACATTACTAACAAAGATATTGTTTCTTTTTATACTCGGTTCTCTCAATTCAGCGCTTGGGATACAGGCATTCTTCCAGTAGACGGAAGTGGTATTCTATCCATACGTACTGCTGGCGAATACACTCAGTTTGCCTACCAACATAAACCTGGTCTTTACCATGTTAACTGGGGCAAATCAGAAGGTGCAGCAGCTGCAGCATACTATCTTGCTCAACCATATCGAATCATTATTTGTGACATGAAAGATGGCAATCTTCTTGGAGCTAGAATGTTCTACTCTCCATATCCTATAACCAACCCATCTCAGCCACTGTACCATGTTAATCTTCCTAATATTAACTGCAATGGCTACCGTGGCAATGGTGTTGGCTGGATCTGCCTATACCAGAATGAAGATTGGTCTGCTCTTCCACTTAATGAACGGATTGTTCGATTCATTGAACGCTGTTCAGGTGTAGAAACTTATAACGATGCCAATATGTCAGAGACTGATGGTACTCGTTTTTACAAGAAAAATGATAAACCATCTTATTTCTGGGACCCAGTAGAATGGGAAACCAAATCTGCTGAAGAAGGATATCAATGGACTCTAGATGAAGATCTTTTGATTCCTGTCCTAGTTAAGTCTATGGACAGTCAGTCTGAGCATTGCTCTAACGGTGTTCCTCTAACATTTGCTGATGCTCTTGTAGGAGACTATCAGGCTTACTACTATGACAAAAAGCACACTAAGACTATCAATGCTGTCATACGTCCTGATAAAGAATTGGATCCTAAAGAAATCCTTTCTTTCTTTGTAGCCTCCTACAACGGAGCTAATTCTCAAAGCAATCCTTTATTAAATAATACTTTTGAATCTTCTGAATTAGTTAAACAAAACGTTGGCTCTGCCACTTTTACTGGTTCAGTATTAACTAACGCTCCTGCTGCTCATGCTTCTCATGAAGATTCTCCAGATGTTTATTGTGAGACTTGTGAAGGTTACTTTACTCAAGATGATATATCTGGAGACTACTATGGCAATAACGTTTGCACTGGTTGTTTAGAAGAGAGTTTTACCTATATTGAATCTGCTGATGCTTATTTCAATCATGAAGATGAAAATATTATTTATATAGACCTTCAAGCTACTTCCTTCCATACTGAATTTGACTCAGTTGAAATATGCGAAAACTGCGATCAAGCATATGGTAAAGAAGGAAAGAATAACTCTCCTGGCAAAGTCATTTGTTTAGATAACAATGATAACGTCTGCCCTAAGTGCATTGAAGACTACGCTGAATCCAAAGGTTTATCTACTGGAACTTGTGTTTCTTGTGCTAAGTTTGTTGTTACTGAACCAAATTTTTCTTCTAATTATTTAACTACTCAGATTAGTCTTCCATACTATGATTATGATGCCAATCAATCATCATCGGAAGTTAATCCAGTAACCTTCTGTTCTTCTTGTCAAGATAAACTTTTAGTTTGTCCTTGTGGTTTAGTTAAATATAAAGATGCTGAAGATTTTAATCCTTGCACTCCTATACAGTCTGATGGTACTGATTCTATTGTTGTAAACAAAGCTTGTTCTTCTTGTGTTGAATTTACTTTTCATGACTCAGAAGAATTGGAAGCTAACTTTGTTCCTGTATCTATTTCTAATTTTGTTACTTATCAGAATCAGCTTCTATCCATAACTCCAATTCATCAAGGCTTTCATAAGCTTGTAGATGAAGAACCATTTTAATAAAATAAAAACAAATCTTTTTAAGGAGATTTATGTCCAACGATACTAAGGAAATAAAAACCATCACTTTAGATGATTTAAATTACTTCTGGATGCCCAACGGTGCTCCATGTTTTATCGCCAATAACTATGATGTTGTTGACGATTACTGTGATACTGTTGAAAGTTTTGGCTTTCAAATCTATTACATCATAACCGATAAAGAAACAAGTAAAACTGTTCAAGTCAAAAACGACAAAGGAGTTATGATTCCAACTGAAGTATATGATTATACTCCAGCTGTATTTAAAGTTGTTAATAACTTTACAGGTCGTGCCGTCATGGAATCCAAAGAACCTTTCGGTACTTCATTCTGCCCAGTAAAAGAAGTAGCAGAGTATACTATGCCTTCAATTCCTCGGATTATTATTGATAAGCTTGATGAGTTCTTTAGACTAGTTCATGCTCAGCATGGCACTGAGTCTATCGTTATCTTGACTTATGATACCACTAAAGAAGGTTCTGAAGGTTGGGGCGTCTTAGTCCCCGAGCAAGAGAACAACTCCGTTCACTGTAAGTATGACAATGACTCCATTGCTGCTATTAAACCAGATCATGTTATGATTGTTGGCTCTGTCCACAGTCATCCTGAGATGTCAGCATATGCTTCTGGCACAGACCATGAAGACCAAGCTGACTTTGATGGCATCCATATTACTTATGGCTGGCAAAAATCAGTTAATGCTGGAGCTACCCAGTATCACTTGGAGCTTCAGATTGGTGGTTCTAACTATGTACTCAAGCCTGAAGATGTATTTGAATACAACCCTCCTCCCACTAAGGACCCTGACCCAGAGGTTCTAGAGTGGAGCTCTAAAGTAAAAAAAGTATCCCCCCCGCTTATGGGGGTTTCGGGTACTCAGGTGGCGCATACACCAAGCCAGTCGTACCAGGCAAGTTGGGCTCTTCAAGCGACCAACTCTCGACCTATTCAAGCTGGTATGGATACGATTAGTTCTTTCGATAGAACTAAATTCATATCTGACCTAGGTACAGTTGAAGCAGATGCTGTAGTTGCTATAGAAATAGATGATTCAACTAATCCAGATCGCAACTGCTTGATCTGTTATTTTCCTCTAACTTTAGCTGATCTCAACACTGGCTTCTGCATGACTTGTGATACTCCTATAATCACTCCAGAAATGGGTCATAGAGATATTCTAGCATTCCTAGACTATTACTGTGACCAACGTGCTTTGGATCCTACAGTTCCTTATTATGTTTACTGCATGGATGAAAATAATAATTCAAATAACTTTTTGATTAATATTAAATCTGCTGGTCAAATTTCTAATCTAGAAGATCCTGAAGTAGAATTATATTCTGGTGCTGACTTTCTAGAGTATACAGTTTGCTGCAGTACGCCATTAACTATGGTGGAACTGTGCAAGTGCACTGTTACTGTCTTAGAAGAACACGTTGCTGACTTTGACAAAGCACACAAAGAAGTAGACATCTATGATTCTACTGACGACTGCTTGTCATGTGATAGTTATTATCAAACTTCATGTCCTCAATTTAAAAATGCTTTAGTTAATTATGTAACTTATAATTCTATTGTAAATGTTCAAATAAAAAAATGCGACAACTATGTCTATTATAAAGACTTAACTGCCGTCAATAATTTCGAAAGTACTTATTATGACTGATCAAAAACGTTTTGTTCTTGTTGGAGCTGGTGGCATTGGCACCTGGCTTGCAGCAGGACTTGCTCGCATGTTAGAGTTTAAATACCCTGGCTCTGCTCTTATTATCGTCGATGGTGATACATATGAAGAACGGAACAAAGAGCGTCAATCATTTTCTCAGATGGGAAATAAAGCAGTTGCTACTGCCCATGACTTGACCCAACAGTTCCCTAACACTATGTTTATCCCAGTCCCTAAATGGGTTGTTGACGACAACTTTGGTGGAGTCACAGATGATCAAGATTCTCCTAAAATTAAAGCTTCTGCTTTGATTACTGAAAACGATGTAGTCTTTGCTGTTGTTGACAACTTTGCTGCTCGTAAGATTATCTTTGATGCTGCTCAGAACTTAGACAACGTTGACATCTTTACTGGTGGCAACGATGACGCTTTATTTGGTAGTGTCTATCATTACCAACGCCGTGATGGTCACGATGTAACTGACCATCCAGTGCATACTCATTCTGAATATGAAAATCCTCCAGACAAAAATCCTGGTGAATTATCATGTCAAGATCGTGCCAAAATTGAAGGTGGTACTCAGCTATTGGCTACCAATATGGCTGTAGCTGCCTTCCTTCTTGGTCGCGTACAAAAGACAATTGTGTCTAATCAAAATCCCGACGAAGCAGAAATTTATTTTGACCTTGGTATCGGCAAGTCCGAACCATATGATCGTCGACCAACCCTACAACCTGTAGTACAATAAAGGAGATAACAGTTATGACTGCTATGAATAATACCGGAGGAGCAGCACAGTCTGCTTCTGGCCAAATGGCAAATGTCCGTTTTGGCGTTTACACTCAACCAGCACCAGTTGCTGGAAAGACTGTTCGCGAAGTTCGCGAGCAGTTCTCAAAGCTTTGGGGAATACCTTCTGATGCAGTAGCATACAAGGGTAAAGACAAGCTCGATGAGGATACCGTTATCGGTGCATCTGATAACGTAGAGTTCCACCGCCGTGCTGGCGAAAAGGGTTAATTTAACTCTTCCCTAAATCTGAGGGAGAGTATGCTTAATTTACTTTGAGTGTACTCTCCCACTTTTTTTCAAAGCCACCAGTTACTAATCAAGGTTTATATTAATGCTTTTTTCCCAAATAAAATTAGGTCATCCAACCTTATGGATTAAATCTATAGATTCTTTTAAGACTATAGAATCTATTGTAAATTATCCATCTAGAATCTATTTTACATTAGATCCAGTTAAAGGTTTTTGTGAATATAAAAATCAAACTTGGAAACCAGTATTGGTAGACATGCCAAACCCAGATGATCCTGGTACAACTATTAAAAAAACTACTTTTGATTTTGTAGTTGCAAACGAATTCCTTTCTACTTACCTAGAAGATAAGCCAAAGACATTTATATTTAATATCTTTGCTCAAGCTCAAGAGTTTGTAGGAAGTTATGCTGGCTTATTTAACCACGCTATGATGCAGTACCGCGATGCTTTTTGGACTAATGATCTATCTGAAATGCCTCTTCAGTATATTGTTACATCCCCATTTGATTGCCCCGAAGAATTTGTACACTTGTTTAAATTTGTAGAAATGGGTTATCCTTCTTCTGAAGAACTAACATCAGTTCTTTCTCATATCTCTACCTCTTCTGACGGTCAGTTAGTTAAGCCAGAGACAGTAAAAGACATTGTTAATGCCGGACTTGGTTTATCTGAGTCTGAGTTTATTAACTTATCTTTACAATCTGTTCTAGAATGTGGCGAAGTATCTTCTGAATATATTTATTCTCAGAAGATGAGCGACATGAAGAAGAACGGCATACTTGAAATCATCAAGCCTAAAGTTCACTTTCAAAATATTGGTGGCCTTGATGCCATTAAAGATTTGATTATACGTAATGCAAATCTATGGCATAACCCAGAACAAGCTGCTAAGTTTGGTATTTCCCCAATCCGTCGCATGCTTATGGTTGGAGTTCCAGGTACTGGCAAGTCAGCTATCTGTGAAGCTACCGCCAATGCCCTTGGGTTGGACCTAGCCCGTACTGGCATTAGCCAGGTAATGAACTCTTACATTGGTCAATCAGAGCAGAATATGCGTACTGTATTTAAACAAATCAATGCAATGGCTCCACTTTGTGTTTGGATCGATGAGTTTGGTCGAGATCTATCCGGTGGCTCCAGCTCGTCTCATGTAGATGGTGGCACTACAGACCGTGTCCACGGAGAGTTCCTTACAGGCCTTCAGGAGCTTCCTGACAACGTATTCTTGATGTGTGCAGCTAATCAGCTAGAACACCTTAAACCAGAGATGCTTCGTGCAGATCGTTTCGATAAGATTATGTTTGTAGGCTTGCCCTCATTTAGTGAGCGTTCTGATATTATTAAAATATATCTTTCCGACATTGACACAGATCATGTGTATAATTATGATGCGATTTCTCATGCTACTCAGTATTTTACTGGTGCTGAGATCAAGTCTCTTATCAAGGAAGTTAAATTTTACGTTAGTTCTTCTGAACTTCGTGCAATCAATACCAATGATGTAGTTTCTTATGCTCCTAAAATGAGAAACATTCTTTGGAATAAAAGCCGTCCAATGATTCAAGACCTCTACAAAACAGCTATAGATCAATGGGATTGGGCATCGACGGATCAGTTCGAAGATGCTAAACTTATAATGAACCCCAACCGTTCTACAGCACCTGTTTCACCCCCTAAAATACCAGTATTTAAATAGATAGGATAAATAATGTCAGATGAAGTAATGGATTCCGTGCAGGAATTCTTAACACAATTAGATGATGATTCAAATTCACCAGAGCAAGTATTCTCTAGTGACAACAAAGATTATGAAAATGATCTTTACAAGAAATGGTTTCGCTCTAAGAGCCAGAGTGGATTTTTATCCATTCGTCCTTGGTTCACCGGAATGAAATTTAAAATTGATATTGGTAAAACTTCTCCTGATGGAAAGTTGATTAGCCATACTCATCTTTATGTAGATGCTGTAGACTTCGCAGCTTACCTTCGCGCTATAGTGCAAGGTAACGCTGTTTCTATATTCCCAGCAAATGATCGCATGGGGATTCCATCTCCAGAGGGCTTTGCTTCCTATGGTGGATCTAAGGTAGAAGGTAAAGCTATCTCTCGCATCTTTAAGGCCCACCACTGGACTAATGGTGACACAGTAGACCCTAACGCTTTCGTCTGGAAGTCTGGTCATTTTGCAGCAAGAGTCTCTGACACTGGTGCATTTATACCTGATATGAAGTCTCCTTTATCTGTCGACTCCATTAAAGTTACTCGTCAAGATATCTGTTCTATATCTTATATTTTAGATTTAGCTCTTAATTCTTATGTAGCTAACAATCAGAGCTGGTACGAGGTTTAATATGACTGAAGAAAATACTACATCTGTTTTTACAGTTGATCAATTGAAGGAATACGTAGAATCTTTATTCGTTAACTTTTCTCAAATGATTGATGAGAAGTTTGACGAAATAGATAAAAAAGTAGAAGCTTTTGAAAAGCAAATAGCAACTCTGGTTATTGGCTTTGGTGAACAAGCTGTCTTTCTTGAGGCTTTGCTAGCCCAACTATCTTTTGCTACTGAAGATGAACAAAAAGCTTTTCAAACTAACGTTGGAGAAGCTAGAAAACAAATGCTGAAAGTGATGAAAGATGGATCTGAAAACCTCGTGGCCGGTGAGAATGAAAGACTTGCCTCAGCCATTAATGACGTGGTTGATTCAAAGTCAGCTGAGCTCTGAAAATAACGGACACTGCGTACTATTCGTAGATCCTCATTCAATTGATTTAATTAAAGATATATCTAACCTATCTCAGGTATATCCTTTAGTTAAGTCTATGTACCCAGATATGACATCTTTGCATGTCGTATCATTTCCTATAAAGCAATTTATAGAGAACAAAACTTTATCCTTCCACTCAGTAAAGGCTGTATTATGATAATTTCTTCTATTGATACTCTTGATCAATTAAATGCAATTTCTTATTCTCAATTTTTAGAATCTGATCTTATTACTTTTAATTTAATTTCTGCTTATGTTATTAATAATAATTTGTATTCAAATTTGCGGGCTGCCCTACAAATAGAATCTTATTCAGATTATTCCCTTAGATTAATCGACGATAATCCAGAGAGTACTTACTCTGCTGAAACTCTTGCTACATTTGAGACTTATGCTCCATTAGCTGATGGAGTTAATTATTACTTCTATCCTTATTCTATTAAAGAATTTACTTCTCAATTCTTTTCTGGGCTTGTCCCCACACTTGCCGAGTCAATTATTTCCTTAATGAAATCAACTGGTAGAATCACTCAAATTGGTGGAGGATCAGGTAAGGCTATTATTGTAAAGACCCAGTTAATGACTGACGTTCATTTTCAGTCCATTCCTAAGACAGTTTCTCCTCAAGAATCTATTCTTGGCATAACTGATGCTCTTTCTTCTTTGACTTCTTACGTTAAAAACAATGAATATCTTTATGACGTTATCGCTCAAAAAGATCAATTGATAATTGCCCTTCGTGAAGAAGTAAATCAACTTAATAATAAAGTTGTGTCTGTTTATCAAACTACTTGGAGGTAGATCATGCAATTTGTAGTAGACCCCAATATGGAGATGACTCCTTCTAATATCTATCAAATGCTTTACAGTTATCAGGATACTCTGTTCTATGCTGCTCTTGATTCTGAGCATCGTCAAGTTGTAGATGTTGCCATTCAGGTTACTGAAAAAGGTCATCACCCAAAAGACGCTCTATTCCATAAAGCCTATAAGACTTTGTGTAAAATTTTTAATGTAGATTTTGGCCCACAATCTTTTGCTCAAGTTTTCTTAACTCCTTCATCTCAAGATTTAAACTATGATCCAAAAGGTCAAATTCCTTTTCCTAAAGAAAAGCCACTTAAAAACTACATTGCCTGCACTAGTTACAGTTGTGGTTCCAACTTGTCTAACGACTACGAATACGCTAATGCTGTTGAGTTTGCTTCTTGTTCTAATTCATCTGTTCCTGGGATGTATTGCATTGCAGCCACCTGCCAAACACAGTGTCCTGTTTATCAGGCAGACCAATCTCTATATGCTTCTTACCAGTTCTCCCACGATGATATCAACTATGATTATACCGTCCATACTTACAGGCATATCTATGGAGATATACACTATCAGATTTTTGATCAAGATAATAATTTGATTAATGAATTAAAATTTGATTCATTAACTCATTTGTCTATAGACCCCAATGAACTTTCTAATGAACTTAAGTCAATAGTCAAAGAAGTTCATCATAATATTTTTTATTCTGAATCTTTTCCTTTATCAGAACTACAATCTGAACAAGAAATTTCTCAAGATAATAAGAAATCATATTTAGCTACACTAATTTCCTAGGAATAAAATGTCACATAACTATTCTGTTTTAGATGAACTCTTCGTCAAAAATTTACAATTCAACATAGACCTTCAACCTTTAATTAGTAGCAACAGTAAAATGGACACTGTCCCCCCTGCTTTGGCTTCTTTGATTCTCTCTAAATCAATTGAGCAATCTTGGGCTCCTAGTAATTACTACAACTCTAATATTGTAGCTAACGAATTGCAAACTGTTTTTCCTTTTCTTTCTGAAATAACTTATAACGTTAGTCTTACTTCTCATTACTTAGATGATCTTAAGAGCAAGAATTCTATAAAGTATGACAAATCATTCTTTAACACTTTTGCTCCTATAGCTGTTAGGTATACTAATGGCAGCAATATGTGGTTGATTGAGCGTCCTCCTTTTCAAGCCAATATTACCTACAGGGCTGCTGGCTCTAACGGAATAGGCAAAGAAGTTTCCTATTCTATCTGGATGCCGTGGACTGTTATGTTTTTAGATGTTCGTCCAGAGCAGTCTTTCTATGATGCCTACTTGTATTTTAATGATGGTCCTATTAGTTCTTTAGACGATGTTGCAGTTCCTTGTTTCTTTCCAAATATGTATGGCGACGGCAGGATGTGTTTAAATCAATCTGGTGTTATGTTGCAACAGCATCTGTCTCAAACTAATTCCTTCGATATCGCTACTATATATAATTTTCTTATTAATGATTACATGTCTGGTGGATGGAACTTAGATTTAAGTATTCAGAATTTTGATAGAATTAGAAATCTTACTCAATTAACTAAGCAGTCTTATACTCAAATAGTTCATGGTATTCCTAATGACAAAAAGTACCCCTCTTCTGTTTCTCCTAAAACTGGAAGAGTTATACTTAAAAAGTATGTAAGTAATTTCTTAAATTATTTTTCTTTGTCTCCTATGAATTTAGTTTTAGATCTCGTAACTTCCGTTAAACAACAAAAAGTACGTGATTTTAAAACTTATGCTCAATTAATTGAATCTCATGAAGATACCGCTTCTCCTGTTAATTCTCTTCTTTCTAGCTATAATACTGGTTCTCCAAGCATACTTCAGTCTTACAGGCTTCTTGTTTCTCCCAAGTTCTGCACTAGAGAAGTACTGCATGATGATCCTCTTACCGATTATGCCAAAGTAGCTAAATCTATTATAGCTGTATTGGATGACCATCTTAAAAATAGTCTTCAAGATATTCTTACAACTACAGACCAACATAAAGTTATACAATCTTTTCAGACTGAGAATCCAATTCTATACATTGAAAATGAAGATACTGTGTTTATAGTAGATGAGAACTCTTCTGAGGAATTTTTCAAGCAGCTTATTGGCATTAAAGAAACGGCATCGTTATGATTCAAGCTTCACTATTATCTACTAAGTCTCGCCAGTATTGGAATGACAATAGCACTTTAAAGAACCTTAGTGCTAACAACGAGTATTCCGATCCTTCCGACACTAATAACCCTAAGGCAGCACTTTCTTTTATTAATAGCTTAAATGATAAGAACGTAGATTCTGGCTTACTTCCTCCCGGGGTAAGGGTTTTTCTTCCTGGTTTCGTGATTTTTGAGCGTCCTCCTTCTATGCAGATGGTTCAGTACATTGATGCTAATGTTGACTCCATAAGAGAATACGAGGACAGCGGTTCTTTCTATGAAGATGGTGATTCTGAATCTGGCGAGTATCACGAAGAATTGAATTCTTATTCACTTCGTATACCCGTTCCTTGGCAGTTATACATGGCCACATACAGCACCAATCCTGCTTCTATGTATAGAGTTACCAGTATTCGTATGTATTTTATGAATACACCTTTAAATCATCCCGACGTTGAATTGTATGCTCCATATGTAAATAATTTCTTTACAGACGGATCCTTATGTACTCCTATGTTTGATACTATAGATGAGATAGACAGATATCCTCAAAATCTTGCTGGAGTTATTGCTTCTGCTTATGATTGGATCTGGAACACTGGCTTCAATGCTGATCTCAAGGAATGCATAGACATTAATTTTAATCATAATATTGCTCGTAAGAATCCTGTCATTAAGGACTTTCTTACTAAGTATGGAATACGTGAATATAAACCAGAACTTAGCAGATACGCTGCTTTTTATGATTATATGTCTCAACTTTCTGTCACTGATATAATAAATTTAGAGTGGGCTAGTCCTTCATACGGTCATCATTTTGATATGGATAAAGAGTTTCTGTTTTTAAATGATGAGGCTTTATTGGCGGAATTTCATGATTCTGAGTATTATAATCCCGATTCCGATGATGAGTACTATGATTTTAAACGCTTTCTTCCTGATGTTAGTCAGATTAGCAAAACATACTCTAACATAATAGACTCTATGTTCTTTTCTAAAAGGACTAGAAGTATGGTTCGTGGGATTTATTCTGACTTAACTGCTAAAAACAATATAGTCCTCAGCAGTCCTTCTTATTTTTGTCAGTCTTTGGCAAATCATATTCAATCTAATCCTTCTATTCTAGTTGATTCACTCTAGTTTATATGATATTATATACCTATATATAAACTTTAAAGGTATTATTAAACCATGCATGGCAAAAAACCACTAGAACCAATCTTTACTAGATCTGAACTAGCTCAGATACTTAACGTTTCTCCATTAACAATTGCTAATCGTGAGAAAAATAAAAAGTATCCTAGTCCAAAAAGAGATTTGAATAAATATAGAATATATAATTTGAATGATGTTTTAAATCTTCAACTTATAACTTATTCTTATATAGACCCTAAGCCAATTATTTCCATACTTTATGACAAAGGCTATAAGGACAGTAAATTTCTTGGTGAAATGATAGACCAAGCCTTATCGAAGAGAGTATAATATGAGCGAAGATGATAATTCATTTAAATTAATAGACGACGTTAGTGACTATGTTTCTACTGACATAATCGTTGACTTAAAATCTGGCATCTATAATCTGTTTGTAAGTCTAGTAGAATATCTTTCTATTGACTTTGGCCCAGTTCAAGGCGCAGATGAAGCATGCAAATATCTAGAGAGACTATCGGCTCAAGTCCGAGAAGCTTTCGAAGAAAAACAATAAATAACTATACTGAAAGAAATAAAATGTTAGATCCTAAAAATATAACAACCATTACCGCTGGTGTTGTCGCAGACCCAGAGTTAATAAATGACAAAATAGCTAAGTTCCGCATCGCGTTGGACTACGCTGGTTCTGAAAAGGATTCTGAATCTAATTCAGGATACTTCGATGTTACCTATTACCTCAAGGATAAAGAGGGCTTTATTGGAAAGAACGCCTCATTTGTACACGGTCAAATTACCGGTGGCAAAATGAAAAAAGGTTCTCAGATCTCCATTATTGGCCGTCTGTTCCAGGAGCGTTGGTCACAAGATGGAACTAAGCGTTCTAAGATAGTTATCATTGCAGAGCACGTTTCTTATGCAGCTGGTGGAGCTAAGCCAGCCGATGGAGCAGTCACTGCTTCTGGCTCAGCACCTAAATACGCTTCAGTACCTGAAGAGTTTTAGTGGAGGAATTCTCTCAGGAAGATCTTGATTCATTAATTGAAGAAGCTCTCTCTGGAGAAACATCTAAGTTAGTCCCTAAAAATGGACTTTATCTTAGCCTAATGGAAACTAATATGCTGTCTCATATGTATGAGACTTTTACAAAGCATATACCTAATGAAAGACTAGTCTCTTTATTTCAGGAAGTTAGAAATGATATTCTTTCTTCTAAGAATTCCATAGAACTTAAAGACCTTCATACCATTACTAAGAATTGCAGAAAATGCGCTGATGTTTCAGGTTCTTCCGAACTTCCTAAATGGAACTCCAAAAATCCGGACGTCTTATTAATTATAGACAACCCCAATGTGGATAAAGAGTCTATTGATTTACTTGTTTCTAAGATTAAATCAATAGGCTTTGATTCCAGTAAGGTTTGTCTTACTTATGTTACTAGATGTCCAGTTTTTAGAAAACCAGAAAACTCTGAAGTTATAAACTGCTCTCCCTATTTGCATACAGAAATACAGTTACTTAATCCAAAGCTAATAGTTACTTTTGGCCTATTGCCGTTAGGTGCAGTATTGAACTCTACAGTACAGCTTAAGCAATACAGAGGCGTTATATCCTGGCTTGGCTATTGGCCAATACTAGCAACCTACTCTCCTTCGCATTGTCTTAGGTCCGGCGATCAAATGATAGAACAATTTACTTCAGATATACAGCAAGCTTATAACTTCTGTTATACTGATGCTGTTTAGGTACACTTAATTATGATAACTTTATTGCAGAAAACTACGATATTAGAATCATCTTATGATGAAGAAGATTCTAATTATTTTTTAGAAACAATTCAAAAAGATTACTCTATTCTTTATTCTTCTAAAGAATATCCAATAGACGCTGTAATTGAGTCTATCAATACTTTTATTATGCTACATGCAACTATTAGTATGCCTGATAAAGGTTATGGTAAATTTTGGAGTGCTAAACCAATTGGAGCATTTAGATATGTTTTAAATCAAGATGGTTCTTTTGGACATTATTCAATAATAAAGCCTCTTACTGGATACTTGGTTCAAGGTGCTTATTGGAGCAATGGTTTTTATTATCTAGTTTCACATTTAGATTTTGTTGTAGAAGCTAATTTGTTTGTTGATTTAGCTACTAAAGAACAGTATAATTATCCTTAGTGAATTATTTCAGTATCTAAGGTATAATTAAACATGAGTAAAAAAGCTTCCATGGAAGAACGTTTTTTCCAAAAAGTTAACAAGACTGATTCCTGTTGGCTCTGGACTGGAGCTTTAAATTCTCGTGGTTATGGTTCTATGGGCGTTGCAGGCAAGGCTATTAGCGCTCATAGACTTAGTTATACTTGGTTTAAGGGGGAAATTCCTGAAGGAATGATTGTTTGTCATTCTTGCGATGTTCCATCATGCGTTAATCCTGACCACTTGTGGGTTGGCAGTTACGCTGACAACATGAATGATATGGTCAACAAAGACAGACATGGTTTAACTAGTAGGAAACAAGATCACTGTAGAAAAGGTCATTCTTTTCAAGAGTTTAAACCATATGTTCGTATTAAGAAAAAAGGCAGACAAGCTGGAAAAGAATACCGAACTTGTAGTGAATGCAGTCGCATAAACGATGCTAATAGAATGCAACAAAAACTTGAATATATGCGTCAGTATAATCTCAAGAACAAAGAGAAGTTGAATGAACAGCAAAGAAACCTGTATCATTCTAGAAAAAATAAATAAAACCCCTAGCCTTTATAGTTAAATGGATATAACAAGAAACTTCTAATTTCTCGTTCTAGGTTCGATTCCTAGTGGAGGCACAGAGAGTAGTTGTTACTCAGGTCCATCGAAATACCAGAATAATAACTACTCTTCATATTCGAAAGAAAAAATCAAATGATAATTGTCTTTATCCTTATTTCTATACCTATTATTATTTTTATTATTGCTTTTTTTCAAGAAACTAAGAAAGCAAAAGAACAAAAAATTAAAGATGAAATTTTTCTTAAAGCCCATCAAGAATGGTCTAAAAATAATAAAATAATAGAACAACGTAATCAGTCTAATATAAGTTTAGTTCAAAAAGAGCTTACAAAAATTTCTAATCAAAATAATTATTACGAAGTTTTATCTGTTTCTCCTAATGCTGATTTTCTCGAAATAAGAACAGCTTTTTATCAAAAAATTTCTAATCTTATTTCTCCTGAAGATAAAGACTCTAAGGTTCTATGTATTCAAGCTCTCATGGTTTTAACCGATTATTTTGTAATAGATTTTTTTGATCTTTCTTTTAAAGATGATTTATTTAATCATATTAATAACATTGCAACAAGAGAAGAAAATAATCGACAAACCAAAAAAGATACAGCTGAGCGAATTTATCGTTATTCTAATAATGATAATGCAATAAAAAAACTTGAAAAAGCTCGAAATCAATTTTATAACACTCGTCCTTCTTCTATATCCATGCACAGTTATGTTTCTATAAAACCTCAATTCCAACTTTTTGACTGTCATTTAATTTTTAATAAATCTTTTAAAGATCTTCACGATGAGCATTTAAGTATTACTCAAGGTTATTCTAAAGCTTCTACTTCAGTTTTATTAAATGCTATTAAATCTAAGTATAATGTCACCTTTAATGACCTTGAACCTTATTTAAGGCTAAAAGATCCTACAGTAAAAATGGGTTATCTTTATTTAGCTGAACAAAAAAATCATATAACTCCAGAAAATACTTATTTATGTAAGATTGGATTGACTACAACAGCAGATCCTTACAAAAGAGTTCGCAGTCAGCAGACTGTTGATTTGGATGTTCTTTATACTGCCCACTTTGAAAGTATTTATGAAGTAGAAAATATCCTTCATGCACTTTATAAAAAATTATACAAACATTATAACAAAGAGTATTTTCATTTATCAATAGATGATATAAATTGGATTAAAACTTTAGGTTCCCAAGATAGTTATCGTTTGTCTCAAGAACGTAAAACCCAAAAAGAAGCTATGGAACAAAAGAAAAAAGATAATTATAAAGAATATCTTAAAAAAAACCCTGGAAAGGGTAGACCAGTTTCTCGTTCCTATAAGACTTGGTAGTATTAAAATGGACCATCAAGACTATATTTATGTAATATTTGAAGACAGTTCTGTTCTTCACTCTTGTGCTTGGGCAGAAGATTTAGAAGCTCTTATTATTGTTTTTAATTCTGGGGCCATCTGGATTTATGATGATGCAACTCGAGATGTCTATCAGGGTTTAATTAATTCTCAATCAGTTGGTAAATATTTTAATTTAAATATAAGAAATACTTTATCAGGAAATTTAATTTATAAGAAAGGATCCCAAGTTGGGCAAGAAGCGCAATAAAAATAGGGGTCCTAAGAATAATACTAGGAAATCAAACAATCCCCATTATACTGTATATAGCTCATATAAGGTTTCTCCTCAGCAGATTAATACTTTAGCTTATTCTGTATTTGGATCTTTGTATTATAATCCTGTGGAAGATTGATATTCCCGGGATTCTACGATATACTTATTTCTAACTTTTTAAATATATCGGGGAAATTATGACCACTATAATTGCAATTCAAGGGCCAGACTATGCCCTGGTGTGTAGCGATTCTAGAATATCTAGCATGGACGAAGGTGGCTTTACATCCCAGATCACAACATTAGGTTCTAACTCAGCTAAAGTAGCAGAGAACAATAAGTATCTATTAGGTGCTGCCGGCGACATGAGAGCTATTAATATACTGCATCATGCTTTTACTCCACCTATTCCTCCTATTGGAACCACTGGCAAGAAGCTAGATAACTTTATTACTACTAAGTTTGTTCCATCACTAAGAGAATGCTTTGAGAAACAAGGTTATGCATCTCCAGAAAACGAATCATCTACGCACATAGCCCAGCATGAATCTACTATCTTGACAGTAGTATCTGGTAACATCTATATTATTGATGGCGACTATTCTTGGACTTCAGATGTTAATGGCATTTATGCTATTGGCACTGGCAGTTATTACGCACTCGGTGCTCTACAGGTTCTGTGTTCAACAAAAATAGCGACACCAGCTCAAGCTAAAAAGAATGCTTTAAAAGCAATTGCTATATCAGCTAAATACGATCCTTATACCGGTGGACCATTCCACTGTTATATTCAGGAAAAATCTTAATTTATTTGGGGAATAAGAATGGAATTAGAAGAACTAATCTGTGAACAATGTGACAAGCATTGGCAAAGAACTAAAGCTAGAGGCAGAAAGCCTAAGCTATGCCCAACCTGTCTTAATTCTACATCATTAGTTCTTGTTCAAGAAGATGACGATATGTTTGAAGAAATCCCTATTGCCGAAGAACCTACTCCTGACAAGACTTTGTATAAACCCAATTCTAAATGGCAGTGTTCTGCTTGTGACGCCAAAGTTAGAATTGGTGTAGGCGTTAATGTTCCACCTGTTCACAAATGCCCCAAACGTGCTAATAGACTATTGTCATTAGACTTAATATAAAATATTTCTATCTATAAATAACCAGTAACAACAATAGAAAGAATAAAATGACAGCGACGACTGTACAAATGATAGCAGCTTTATTAGAGCTTGCTTTTATACTATTCAAAACACTTACCTCCAATTTGTTGGTTTCATCATGATGAATTTTCCAACATGGCCTTGTAACTTTCCTCAAAAGGCACAGGTTACTAATGATGACAAAGCGGAGAGGATATCTAAGAAAATGTCTAAGAAACTTCCTAGTCTTGAAACACTTGTTAATGACTTAACTGCTTTTGACCAATATAAGACTATCAAAGACATAGCTTTAGATCCTATAGCTAAAGACAGCTTTATTAAATCATTAGATAGCTATTTAAATGACTTAACTCTTCAAAAATTAAGTTTAAAAAAACTTGCTGAAGGTTCTTACATTATGAATTTTGATATAGACGATCCTGCAATTCCCTTTAAAGAAGGTCAGAAAAGTGACTTATGATGAGTGGATACAAATAGGTCTTAAGAATAAATTTTGCGGTCCTGCTGTATGCGAGATCCACGATGGACTTCCATTGACCCTAGAAGAAGAGGATGAGTTCTTCAAGGGCTTTGACCCTTGTATACATATTGTTAGGCTTTATGAGACTCCAGAGATTGCTCATTTAGTAGAGGATAATCATCCTCCTTCTAATTGGAGAAAACCTTATCCCAAATAAATATTTTCAATTAGCTCAAGAATTTTATCCTTACACTAAATCTGATGCAAGTCAGGCAATTTTAATTGGGCCTTCCTTGAAAGATCATACTTGTGAGCCAGAATGTCAAGACTGCCAATGGTATAATTGGGGACTGTCTTTTATGGATAGGGAACTAAAAGGAGAATTTAATGAATTCAATATATAAAGCTTTAAATAATATCTTCATATTAACACGCAATACAGTTAGCATCTTTTTGCCGCTTAAAGAAATTAAAGTTTTAGAAGATTTAAATAAAGTAGATACATATCCCCATAAGCATACGCCCACATCTACTGCTACTAAGAGTTCATATAAGTATACTAAGAATAATGATTCTTATCCTTATGATCAAAAGAAAGAAAGCCCTTATAGTTCAATTAAGGTTAATCACAATAGAAATATTTGGACTGGCAGAACAGACATAGCTATATTGAGACTTAGAAAAGCCGTTTCTAATAAAGGTCCAAACCCAAAGTTTCATGACAAGCTAATGAAGAAACATCGTAGTGAGTGGCCAGAACTCTGGGTTGCTATTGATGCTTTATTGAAAGCTGATGAGTAAACTTTTATGTTTCCCATTTCTTTATCTGAAGAAGCTTATAAAAGATTAACTATGACATGGGGTCCTGAAGTAATTTTGCGTTGCAAATGTACTGATTGGCCTTCTCATTCTATGTTTAACCAAAAAGGATCTGGCAAATGTGGATCATGTCATCAAGTAACTCAAATGATCCCCTATAGATGGAGTGTAACTGATGGTTGACCATCTTGAAATGAGAAGAGCCTTAAACAGGGCTGAGCAGGCTTTAACTGCACCTGATTCAGGTGGATGGTCCAAGGTTAACGAAGTATGGACAGAGACTACTGACGATCTTTATTTAGATGAAATAGATTTTCAAGTTAAAAAAGAAGGTTCTTTTAGAATTACTGTCGATGGCTTTCCACGACAAGGTAACAGGTATCTTAGAAGAAAGATCCTTTTAGCCTTTCCCGACGTCGCCATGCCATTTCCTTTATGTCACAAAGAAGTTGCTTTTAAAGAAGCAATTGCTGATAAAGATTTTGTATTCTCTGATGATCATTTTGTTTTTTCTACTTTTAGAGATCCTTTAAAATCAGTCAGTTCTTATATATCTGAATTTATTAATCACAATAATGTAAATGGTATTTTAAATCCTTTGAAAGATTTAATTTATACTGAAGATGATTATTATTATATTAATAAATGTTTTTTATTTTACATTAGAATGACAGATTTTATATATAATAATATTAATGATATTTTTGTTGTACCTTTTGAATCTATTGCCGGCGATAAAGATAACTCTTTAATGTTGACTATTGCTAATTTATTGCCCACTACAGAATATGTAGAAGCTCATGAGGTAGAACCTCATTCTAGTAAAGATATGAAGATGCAAGATTACTTAATGACAGATAAGTTTCATGATATAATGCAAGTAGCTAATCAATCCTATAGTAGGGTTTTAGATTTGTCTAGCACTAATAGAGATAGATTTGTATTGTGATAATATTAATTATAGGTTTACCGGGAGCTGGCAAAACAGCTTTAGCTACCCAATTGGCAGCTAAGACTAATTCTATTCATATTAATGCTGATGTAGTAAGAGCTGATCTTAGTTCTGATCTTGGCTTTTCTATAGAAGATCGTATAGAGCAGGCTCGTAGAGTCGGAGCTATAGCTAGACTTCTTTCTGACCAAGACAGAGATGTAGTAGTTGATTTCATTTGTCCTACTAAAGCTACAAGAGAATCTTTTGGTCGCGCTGATAAAATAATTTGGGTAGATAGAATAAATAAAAGTCAGTACGAAGATACCAATGCTATATGGGAAGACCCGTTAGAATATGACCTTAGAATTAAACCTCACCTTACTCTTGATCAAGAAGTGGATTTTGTTATTGATCGATTCCAGCTTGTAGACTGGACTAAGCCAACTACCTTACTGCTTGGTCGCTACCAGCCTTGGCATGATGGTCACTCAGCGCTTATGAGCGAGGGGTTAAAGAGAACTAATCAAGTTGTTATAGCTGTGAGATCTAGCTATAAGACTTCTGAGAAAGACCCTTTTACCTATCCTGAAGTTAAGCAGTTTATTGAGTCTAAAGAAACTAATCCTTTTGTATTGCAATTTCCTAATATTACTAATATAATTTACGGTAGAGACGTAGGATATGAAATAGAAAAAGTTGATCTTTCTTCTGACCTTCAAGCTATTTCTGCTACAGCTATCAGATCTAAATTATAATTAAACAAACTTATATGGAGCAAAAATGACGCAAGAAATAAAACCTTGGATATCTTTGAAATTTGATTTCAACAAAGAACAAAGAAAACAGTTTAATAAACAAATTGATCAAATAGCTTTTGATTTAGGCTATGCTGTTGTCAATCCTTATGGAAGTCTATTGAAGATTGGTACATTAGAACAATGCCAAGATCTAATAGACTATTTTATTGAACAGGATTCTAGATGTGGGTGTGAAAAAAGTACTGATTTAGAAATTGTTGACATTAATCAAATTCACTGGAAAACTCGTAGAACTTACATATTGCATGATTTAGAATCTAATTTTAATTTTGCTTACAGAAGCGGAAATGTAGAAGAAGGATCTGTACGAATAGCTAATATTCTAAAGAACTTAGAACAAAAAAACGGTGAATAATTTAAAAAACCTATATGGGGTAAAAATGAAAAAAAATTTTCGAGACCAAATTCGTTTTTACATAAATTCTAAATTTCCCAATAAAAAAATAAAGATTAAGTTCGTCACTCATTCTGGTAAAAAAATCTGCAACGTAAAGCTAACTAAAAAACAATTCAATGCTATTACATTAGCTGCTTCTTTAAGTAATGAAACCGTTCAAGACTTCTTCTTGAACTCTATTAAAATATATCTAAAGGATAAAAAATGAACCACCATCTACACTTTAGTGACATTATAAAGAAGCTAAAGAGGGAACCTTTAAATAGCGACCAACCAGACTTAACTGTTAATGAGCAAATAGTAAACCAAAGATCTTTGATAAAATTTTGGATAGATCATGCTACCAGATTAGAAGAACAGAATAACCAATTAAAGATTGAATTACAACAAGCTTCTCAATCAGTCATTATGCTAAGAGAGTTAATGAATGAATCACGACCCTAGCAGAAAACCTCCTCTCTATAAGGGCAACAGTGTTCAAGAAGCTTTTGTTCTAAATCTATTAGATGAGAAAAGAAGTGGTTATTACGTTGAGTTAGGCGCTTTTGATTCTAACTTAGGAAGTAATACATATCATCTTGAGAATGATTATGAATGGAATGGCGTTTCTTTTGAAATACTAGATGACAGGCGCAATCAATTTGCTTCTAATAGAAGAAATCCTTGTTATGGTGATGCTCTAGACTTTAATTATATTAATTACTTTGAAGAGAATAATTTCCCTAAACAAATAGATTATCTCCAAGTAGATATAGACGCCGGCTATCAACAAGATGGTAGACCCTTTGGCAATCATTATCTTACTCTATTGGGCCTTATATCTTTGCCATTGACTCAGTATAGATTCTCCGTCATAACTTTTGAGCATGATTCTAATATGTATTTTAGAAATACCGGAATGCGTGACGCACAGAGAGAAATTCTAGATTCTTTAGGGTATACTCTTGTAGTTAGGGAAATCCACGAAGATTGGTGGGTAGACCCGAATGTATTACCGATTGACAAATATAGGAAATACCTAAGATGGGAGACACTGTAATGACTTACTCTACTTTAATAATAGAAGACTTTATTGACGATAAAGATCTAGATCTATTGATAGAATCTTTTGCTAATGCACCTTTTGATTCCGCGCCAAATAATCCAAATCTATTTAGCTATCAAATACCTAGGGACTATATTCATGCAGCAATAACTGACATGATTAACACTAAGCTCACTAGCACTTTGGAAGAGCATTATAAAGTAAAGATATCTCAATATACAAGTGGATCAGTCACTCGTTATACAGAAGGACAATACATAGGACTACATGCAGACTGGGCCCCGGAAGATGTATACGTTCAAACTCTTGATAAAAAGAGAGTAGACATTAGTTCTGTCACGTATCTTAATCAGGATTTTACTGGTGGAGAATTGGTATTTTGTGAAATCAGTAAAGATCTATTGATGAATAAATTAATGACTTTAGTTCCAAGAAGCGGAATGGTTATTTTCTTTGATGCCCTTAAATCACACTACACCAAGCCAATAATTAAAGGCGTTAAGTATTCTTATACTAACTTTTATTCTTTGTCATGATTAAAGATGAAATATTTTTAATTGAAAATTTAATTGATATAGATTATCTATCTTTACTAGTTAACTGGCTTAGTGCTTCAGAGCCAAATCGTAGAGAAGGACAAAAATCTACTTTAGGAACATATAACATACCTTTAGATTTACATGAAGGATTTTGCGATTTATATCTTAAGTCTAAAAAAGAAATAGAGAATTTTTATAACGTTTCTTTGCACGATGAACACTTCAGTAATGTTATAGAGTATAAAATTGGCGACATCCTTGAATTGCATACTGATAATCTAGAATATCTAGATGGAGAATTATCTTATAACGCATCTACTTCTACTGGACATCTAAGACAAATAAGCAGTGTACTATATTTAAATGATACATATACAGGTGGAGAAATAGATTTTCCTAATTTATCCATTAAGATGAAACCTAAGGCAGGAACTTTAATAGCTTTTCCTAGTGCAGATCAAAGTTTTTTACATCAGGTTGTTGAGATCACATCAGGTAAAAAATGGGTTGCACCTTGTTTTTGGAGCATCAAAGATTAAAAAAAATTTAAAAGGCTAAGGTTAATAACTATAGGGCACTAAAGTACCCCTCTCATTACTTTTACTGCCGTAGCAGCAGCATCCATAGTGCCCTGTAGCGTATGTTCTGACATCTTTCCAGCTCTAGTTACTGCTTTGGAAACAACTTTAGATTCTTCTTTAACAGTTTCTGAAGCAACTTTTGCAATAGGCACTACTCTCCCTGTTGATTCAGTAGCTCCGTTGCACCCCTGCCCTAGTCGTTAATCCTTCAGCTGGAGTACCAATATCCATAATAGCAGAAGTGCTTATCTTAGCTTCCGGTCCTAAAACAGGCCTACTAATATGAGCATCAATCGATGCCCTTCTAGTTTGTGCATTTAAGGATTGTCCCTCTGGACCAGTATATTGGAAGCTTAATAGACCTTCTGAGTCTGGCATTATCGTAGTCAATCTTGCTTCAGGATACGCATCAGTTTTTCCAACAGATTCTAGGTATTTTCTAAAGGCAGTATTGCCTTCGTCAAAGCTAGGAGCATCTAATAATTCCTGAGTGCCAGCAGGCAAACGTGCGCCATCTCCAGCAGTATCCTTAAGGTTTTGGGCAAAGCTTTTCATCCAATCGTGGAATTGAGGATCTTCTTTTAGCATAACTTTATTTAATGCTGTTTTCCTCCCATCGGTAATAAGCTTTGGACCTGTTGTGTCATGAGTGACAGAATCAGGTAAATCCATTAAAGTATATTTATTTATCTTATCTGTAGTCTGAACAGCCTCTCCCATCTCTTCTCCACCACCATGATATAAAGAGGAAGTTTCAGAATTTAATCTAGCAAAAACTATTGAACCTCTATTTGATGGATTGAGAGACATTTCACTTAATTTTTGTGGAGAAATACCCATACTCTCAGCTGCAGCTGGGTTGACTGACTGACGCCTGATATTTTCTGCATTTGCGTAACCTATTGAGTTAAACGCTATGTTATGTATACTCATATCTGTTTGTGATCCAAGGTTCCACCAAAAACTACTTGATGTTTCTGCACCATGAACAAGAGCAGTTTGTGCAGCGTGTCTTCTGCCCGTAGAAATCCCTTCAGGAAAACCAAGCTTTCCTGGGGTGAAGGGAAGACCCTTCACTGCTGGGAAAAAACTACCTTGACCAGCCACAAAATCATCTATACCAGTTGCCATATCTAAACCCTAAATCTCATTACTTTAGCTGCTACTTCACCAGCTTCTAATACTCCACTAAGAGTTCTTCTAGCCATTCCTCCAGCTTGTGTTACAGCATCTGCAACCATAGCTTCTGGCTTAGTGCTCTCTGCAGCAACTTGTGGGCTTAATCCTCCGACGGCAATCTGTGCTTCAGCTAATGAACCAAAAATTCCTGTAGAGATTCTTTCTGACCCCTTAACGAGTGATTGATAGTTATTGAATACATCACTGCTAAATTTTTTAGATATAAATTCATCACTTTCTTCTTGAAGAAATTCCGTTGAGTCTCTTATTACTTCAGACATTTCACCGATAATTTACAGAACCCATAAACTTTCCATGAGCTTCCATGTTTGCCAATTCTTGTATTTCATCAAAATCTACTTGAGCAGCTAGAGTATCGTAGAACGAATTTTTTTTGGTCATTTCTAATAAATCACTAGAGTAAACGTCAAAACTTTGGTTGTTGGCATCAAAGAAAGAATATGGACTAATTATATCCATAGGCGTTTCATCCGGTTGAGCCATAATGGATTTACCTATTGCAGTCTTAGAAATTAGTCCAGCAAAAGAATCTGCTCTAGCTTCTTCTACTCCCATTTCAGAAACCGCATTTATAAATTTATTTTTCCATTCATTAGCTGCATCTTGAGGAAAAGAAGATAATTTTTTAGTTCTAAAATCAAATTCTAATTGTTCATTAAAATTCAAAAATTTGTTACGTTCCGGAAATCTACCGACGCCACTTTCTGAACTTACGGCATGCCCTATTTCGTGAAAAGCAGTGTGCAAAAGTGCACCTTGTCCTCGATCAATATAACCCTGTCCGAAGACTAATAAATTGTTAATTTTATCACTATTTTTGATCCTAATGCCCTCAAATTTTAACATCGTACTTAAGTTTGTCTTTCTATGACTAGAAAGAATTGGGAGAGAATAAGCTCCTTCGTTCGTAGGAAAGTCAAACATTTTTAACGTATCTGAAGATACGTTAATACCTAGAGTTCTTCTAGCCATAACTGAAGCTGGGATAATTTTCTTTTCCATAGTAAAAAAACTATTTTTAAGGCTTCCTAAATCTCTCATATTCGTCTCAAGCGCAAACATTGCGTCTTCGTTTTGAGGCATTGATTTTCCAGTTCTAAACATGAAATGATTTATGGGCATTGATACGGGTAAGAGATTCATGTTATAACCTTTAAATTAAAAACTAATTATATAGTAACCATTTAAAGTGATAGGACCTCAAAACGCCGAAAATCTTGGTATAATATATCCCTATGGGAATGTTTGATTATTTTACAATAGAGTACCCCTTGCCCTTAGAGTCTTATGTGCTATCTAAATATAGGTCATTTGTTCATGCTGCTGTTGGTCAAGATGAGTTTCAGTGTAAGGATATGGATTGCTGTCTAGATAGGTATTTGATTGATAATGCCGGCCGAATATATAAGAGCGATCTAGTAGACTTTGAATTGGATGAAAGAACAGAATTTAAAAAGATTTACTTTCATGGACATATTAACGTTTATAGCATGGTTTACCTAGATGAAGAGGGCTGGGGAAGTAAGAATAAGTTTTGGCTAGAGTATGACTTGAAATTTACTGATGGTTTGTTAGTGCAAGCTACCATGACTTCGCCCACACAAGAAGAACTACAGGTCCTATCAGGTTCATAGAGTTCACCTATGGTATACTGTTATATATGCGGTTGTAACTTAACAGTAGAGTACGTGCGCTTCCGACCCACGGTGTGAGGGTGCAATTCCCTTCAACCGCTCCAATCTTACCCATGGAGCTATCCAAATGCAGAATTTAGATTTAAGCTATAAAGAAATTTATCCTAAAATTTTTGTATACAATAAACTATTACCCGATGCAGACAACCTGCATCAAATCATGCAGTTGTCGGAAGAAAATGGTCAAGGTAAATGTGTATATACTGAATGGGTAGATTGGTTTATTTTTGGTAAATATTGTAATTCAAAACATATAGATAGCGTTATAGAGGATATTGATAAAAATAATAACTATGATTATAAGTTATTACAAAAAGAATATTTATTATACCGTAGATTAAAAGAATCTACAACAGCAGCCATATCTCATTATGTAGCAGTAAACAACATAGAACTTCCGGAAAACTCTTTTATAACTGGGCAAAACGTAGCAAGATATAACCCCAATGTAGACACTGGCGAAGGTAAGACCATGCAGTACCACACTGACTATGGTATTGGCGAATGGTATTGGCCTGGAGAAAAATTCTTACTTACTGCTACAACATATGTTAATGATGACTATGATGGTGGAGAGATTATGTTTTCTATAGGAGATGATAGCATTAGATATAAACCGGAGGCTGGAGACATATTAGTATTTCCTTCAGGATCTCCTCTTTATCCAGGCGGTGAACCATATTTTCATGGCGTAGATGGAATACAAAAAAATAGTAAATTTTTAGTTAGAATGTATTTAAAGTATGTAGCTAAAGGTGAAAAGAAATGGTATGATGGTGAAGAAAAATATGGTAAAGACGAGTGGTATAAAATAGCAAAAGAAAGAGCTGAAGGACATAATACTATTGCTGTATTCGATGGCCAACTCAAACTTTGCTCCGCTCTTATTACCCAACTTTATGGGATTGATCCCAGTACTTACGAAGCAAAAACAAATGTCTACTATGATGAAGACGAAAAATAAAAAGGAAAATAAAATGAGTAAAAGAGTATTATTAACAGGTGCTGGTGGTTTTGTAGGGCACCACACATTAGAGCACATTTTTAAAACAACAGACTGGGACGTAGTAATCACTGACTCATTCCGTCATCGTGGTGTCACAGATAGAATCACATCTATTACTTCATGGGAAGCTAACAAGCATCGTGCAAAACTAATTACGCATGATCTGACTGTTCCATTCTCAGATGTAATGATCAAGGAAATTGGACATGTAGATTATATTATTTCTATGGCTTCTGATTCTCATGTCGATAGATCAATTACAGAACCAGCTCCATTCATAACTAATAACGTAGCTCTCATAGTTAACATGCTAGAGTTATCACGTAAGATTAAACCAGAAGTTTTCTTGCAGGTTTCTACAGATGAAGTCTATGGTCCTGCTCCAGCTGGTTATGCTCACGTCGAGTGGGATACTATCTTGCCATCCAATCCTTACTCAGCTTCTAAGGCTGCACAGGAAGCAGTGTGCATTTCTTACTGGCGTACATTTGATGTGCCTGTAGTTATCACTAATACGATGAATATTATTGGTGAGCGTCAAGATGCAGAGAAGTTTGTTCCTAAGGTTATGTACTCTTTGGAAAAGAATATCCCCATGACTATTCATGGTACTGAGGGTAACATTGGCTCGAGATATTATCTTCATGCTAGAAACCAAGCAGATGCTTTGTTGTTCATCTTAAAGAACTTGCCGGCGACACCATACCCAGATAATGATAGACCAGATAAATATCATATCGTTGGTGAGCGTGAGATAGATAACCTTACTATGGCAAGAATGATAGCTAAGTATTGGGGTAAAGAACTCAAGTACGAACTAGTAGACTTTCACTCAACGAGACCAGGACATGATCTTCGCTATGCTCTTGATGGAAAGAAGTTAGCAGATGCTGGATGGGTTGCCCCAATACCCCTAGAAGATTCCCTTGAAGCTACAATTGAATGGAC